GTGAACGTAGTAGATGATATAAAGAAGGCAGTAGAATCAGATATATTAAAGTACATCCAACAAGCAAAAGGATATATTCCAAGGATATAAATATTTTAATGGTAATAATATTTGCGATATGCTTTGCTTACTTGCTGTATATGGCATTTTCTTTTATGAAAATGACTAGCAAGTGGGGTGAGTCTATTGCAGCACCAACAAAAGTACATCCTGAGTTAAAGGATGTAAAACAAGGTGACCAGTTATTAGTAGTTAATTTCACTCAAGATCCATTACACGCATCTCTACAGAATCGAATCAATAAGGGTATGGAAATTATTGACGATCCATGGTATGATGAAGATGACGAAGATGATGATGGTGACGGAGACGTTCCCGCAGTAGTAAGAAGATGATTTTTTTATCATGCCCACCAGTGTATACACTACCTGGTACATGGACTAAATGCAACGCAATTATTCCACACTTTAATGCTGATCCTAACTTCACATTTGCAATTTCATTTATTGTAATAGTGTTCGGACTCACCACTTTTGGTGTGTACAAAGCATTTTTTGACAACAAAAGCCTAAAAGACCCATGGGACGATCACGATGATTAGTTTTTTATTCGCAAGTGCAGGTTTACTGAACCTGCTTTTTTATATCTTTGCTATTGGTTTTCTAATCTCACTGGGATTAGAACAATGGTTAAAGTTTAGACCTCTATCCTCTGAACAAACAATGAATGATAGAAATATGTACATCGTTCAGAGTAACAGAAAATACTGTTGGAGACAAGCATGGATAACTAATCTGTATTGGTTTCTATGCAACGTAGGTTTGTATGTTGTATCAAGAAACATGCAGACACCAACAGATACATTTTGGAATGGCTTATGAAGATTGACACCCAAGGAATGTCCTTAGACACAGGTAAGGACAGTGGTAAAAGTATAGAAGAACAACGTGCAGCAATACCACCTGCACAATTCACAAAGGTTAACTTACTAACTGATGCTCTTAAGGTAGAACTGAAAGAGTTGATTAATGAAGTCCTTGATGAACGAAATGAGAAGTTGCATCGTGACGCAAACGATGACTCATGGTTGTATAGGGGGACTTATTAATGTATGAACTAACTGAAGAGGAGTGGGAATGTGTAAGGGTGTGTGTAGCAAATGCACCCATACCATATGACATAACTCTTAAGAAAATACCTGCTGATATACTACATAAGATAGGTGAACCGACACCTCGTAAGGGTGAACCATTAGCAATTCCTTACTATGACTTAACACCATATGGAATAGAACCTCTAACATGAAGTATGAATTCGAAAAAACATTTGGACCAGGTGTAGATCCTTGGTACGCTAAGATGGAGAGGTGGGCAAACAAACAACCCAACCAATTCATAAAATTTTTCTCTTTAGGATTCATAGCATGGTTAAAACGAGTATGGTTTGACCTTAAGGTGGAGCATACTATGAGGGATGTTGATGTGCAGGTAGATAAACTACATGAACACTGGGATGAGCAAGAAAAAGCAAAGGTAATTATCAAAGAAGAACCCTCAGAGGTAGAAGGATTATCTAATTTTAGTATAGAAGCACAGTTTAATGCTTTCCGCAAAGCAGCAGAATATCATGATGAGGTCATTGAGTACCTAAATAGTCAAAAAGACGAAGAAGATGACAGCGACAGCTTACCTAGGGAATAAAGGTAGAGATTCTTGGGAAGGACAGATAGAGAACAGAAATTTCCTATCACCTATAGGATTTAAGTTTGTCTTGGCAGATTATCCTAAGGTCACTTACTTCGCACAGACAGCAAATATACCTGGTATTAGTATTAATCAGGTAGAACAACCCACTCAGATGGGTAGAAGTATACCATGGGATTCTCATGGAATAGAGTACGAACCTCTGAACTTACAGTTTCTTATTGATGAAGATTTAGAAAACTATCTCATCTTACACAACTGGATGAGAGGTATGTCAGTTGGTAGATCATTTAGCGAACGTACCGCACTGGAAGACAAGTCCGAAGAGAGGATGTTGACTGGTAAAACGATGACTAATATACGTTCTGATGGTTCATTAGCAGTACTTAACAGTAATTTTCAGACAAATTTCTTTGTCACGTTTGAGAACATGTTCCCTGTCGCCTTGTCAGCACTAGAGTTTAATGCTACAATAGATGGTACGGAGTATGCTGTAGCTCAAGCGAGTTTTCGTTATGATGTATACGACATACAAGACACGTTAGGTCAAAGAAGAACTAATTTATCATGAATCTTGATGACATCCGTGAGATGTGGAAGGAAGATTGCAAAATCGACCAGAATGATCTTGACACGGAAAATTTTAAGGTAACTGTCATTCATGAAAAGTACCTAAATTTGTGGTCTCAATTTAAACTGATGCTATCTGATGCTGAAGTTAAGAAGAACCGCATGTATAAACATAAGTTTGAGTACTATTCTGGTAAGGCACCTGCATCTGTCTATCAGGAGAAACCTTTTAACTATAAAGTACTCAAAGGTGATCTCAACACATACATCTGGGCAGACGATGAGTTCATCCGTACCAAACAAAAGATGGACTACTTAGAAACTTGTATAAATTATTTGGAGAACGTTCTTAAACAGTGCTCCAATCGTGGATTTCAGATTAAAAACGTTATCGAACTGAGGAAGTATGAGAATTATTGATGACAGTTATCACCAAGAAAAACGAGGTTTACCTTAAGGTAACTGCCGAACCGCATGTACATAAGGAACTGAGTGAACATTTTATATTTGATGTTCCAGGTGCCAAATACATGCCACAGTACCAAAAATGGAAGTGGGATGGCAAGATCCGTTTATATTCACCTGCTACTGGTGAGATATATGCGGGTCTTTTTGATTATGTTACCGACTTTCTAGAAGAAAAAGGTTATGAATTTACAGTTGAGGACAGTACTTATGGAAGACCAGACGATTGGGAATCTATCATCAGCCCTGAGAGTGTTGCGGGCTACGTTAGATCACTGGGATTACCTTTTAAAGCACGAGACTACCAGTTACGAGCAATTTATCAGGCACTTAGGCACCATCGCAAACTTTTATTATCCCCAACAGGATCAGGAAAGTCCCTAATCATCTATGCGATAGTCCGTTGGCACCTAGGATTTGATAGAAACATACTTATTATAGTTCCAACTGTCTCTTTAGTAGAACAGTTAGCAAAAGACTTCAGAATGTACGGGTGGAGAACCAATGACCTTCATAAAATCCAAGCAGGAGCAGAGAAATACGTTGAGGAGTCCGTTATTATTAGTACTTGGCAGAGCATTTATAAGGAACCCCGTAAATTTTTTAAACGTTTTGATGTCATTATCGGGGATGAAGCACATCTTTACAAGGCGAAGAGTCTGACAGGGATTCTCAACAAATGCCATGACGCTAAGTACCGAGTCGGTCTGACAGGTACGCTTGATGGTATGGAAACTCATCAGTTGGTGTTGGAAGGTTTGTTTGGAAAGGTAGATCAAGTAACCAAGACCATAGATCTGATGAAGAAGGGACATCTTACACCACTGAAGGTGTGTGTTCTCTTGTGTAAGCATGGATATGTACCGTTTGACGACTATTTTCAGGAGATTGATTACCTAGTTGCACATCCTAAACGTAATAATTTAATTGTCAACCTTGCGTGTGACCTGCGGGGAAATACGTTGATTCTCTTTAACTATGTGGAGAAGCACGGAGAACCTTTGTGGGAATTGCTAAATAGTAAAGTAAAAGAAGGTCGAAAGATTTTCTTTATACACGGTGGCATAGATGCAATGGAACGAGAAGAGGCTCGTTCTATATGTGAAAAGGAGAAAGATGCTATAATACTAGCATCCTATGGAACCTTTTCCACAGGGATTAACATTAGGAATCTGCACAATGTAATATTTGCGAGTCCATCCAAGTCGAGGGTCAGGAATCTTCAGAGTATTGGAAGGGTTCTCAGAAAAGGTGAGAACAAAGCACAGGCAACATTATTCGATATAGCGGATGACTGTAGCAGAGGTTCTAAACTTAACTATACTCTTCGTCATCTCGTCGCAAGACGAAAAATATATGAAGAAGAAAATTTTGATTACGAGATCAAAGAAGTTAAATTAAAAAATGATTAATTACATCCGACACGACGAACAATTTCACGGAACAGTAAAACTAATTACTGGGGAGGAGATCCTTGGTGAAGTTTTATTGACGAAGGATCCCGAATCGAAAGAAGATCTCTTGTTTATACAGCATCCTGCTAAGACCAAGATCGTAGAAATGGAAGGACCTAACCAGAGTGATCAAAAAATCGCTGTTGGATTTATCAAATGGGTTAATTTTTCCGATGAAGAGTTCTATGTATTAGAAGAACGTTCTGTTATTAGTATTGCACCTATGTCAAAGGATGCAATAAGAATGTACAAACGTTGGGTTAAGAAAGAAATATTACACGAAACTGAACCTGAGAGAGGAGAGGTTCCCTTGAGTCCAAACATGGGTTTGATCGCCAAAGTTGAGGACGCTCGCTCGTTTTTAGAATCAATGTATAAAAAAGAGCCTAAGGATCCTTCCAACCCTTAACAGTGTTGAGTCTAATCAATGTAAATGGGTTTGTCAAGCCCCCTTTACATTTGCTTTGTCATCTACTATAATTATGCTAACCGTGAAGGTAATATAAATGACCACTATGGCACGGAAGTCCACTAAAAAGAAGGAACACTATGTAGATAATAAGAAGTTCTTAGCTGAATTAATTATCTATAGACAACAGATTACTGAAGCTGCTGAAGCAGGTGATCCCAAACCTCGTGTCTCAAACTATATTGGTGAATGCTTCCTTAAAATCGCTACACATCTATCTTATAGACCGAACTTCATCAACTATATGTACCGTGAGGACATGATTGGTGATGGGATTGAGAACTGTATCCAATACATTCACAATTTTGATCCAGAGAAATCTAAGAATCCCTTTGCTTATTTTACACAGATAGTTTATTACGCATATCTAAGGAGAATTGCTAAGGAGAAGCGTCAGCAATCCATTAGAGAAAAAATTCTAGAACGCAAGGGTTATGAGGAAGTATTCCATACAGATGGAAACGAAAATGCTGCGGACATGAATTACATTAAATCAAGAGTGGAGACTAATCAACGCTATGGGTAGAGCAAAAGACAGGTTACGTCAGTTACTGAACGAGATTACAGCAACTATCGAGGGCATTAATGTAGAGCACTCGACATTTGTCAATTCTCATGGTAGGATGAGTAAGAAGATTACTATAGAGTATGACATCCAAGATCCTACTAATAACTGATCAACATTTTGGTGTCAGAAATGATAACCAGTATTACATAGACAAATATAAAACCTTCTATTCAGAAACGGTACTCCCATACATCGACAAGAACAAGATTGACACCATCTTTTGTTTGGGAGACACCTTCGACAGGAGGAAGTACGTTAATTTTTATTCATTAGATGCTGCTAAAGAGATGTGGTTCGACCCCCTCTTAAAGAGAGGAGTGAAGCAGTATATGATGGTCGGTAACCATGACATCTATTATAAGAATACTCTTAGAGTCAACTCACCAGAGTTATTACTTGCTGAGTACGAGAACATTACTATTATATCTGAACCAACTGAACTATCTGTTGGTGGGTGTGATTTTCTTCTTATACCTTGGATATGTGATGAAAACAGAGAGCGAACCTTTGAGAGCATCGCTTCTAGTAATGCGAGCGTCTGCCTTGGGCATCTTGAGCTTAACGGTTTTGAGGCTGTTCCTGGACATACCATGGAACATGGTCAAGACCCCTCAATATTTGACAAATTTGACCTAACATGTACTGGTCACTTCCATATGAGAAGTAGAAAGGGTAACATCCAATACTTAGGAAACCCGTACCAACTTTATTGGAATGATTACGGTCAAGAAAGAGGATTCCATACACTAAATACTAAAACTAAGAGGTTACAATTTCATAAGAATCCTAACAAAATGTTCCATAAGATCATTTACAAGGATGAAGAGACCTCAGATATACAATATGACACTCTAAAGGGTAGCTACGTCAAGCTAATCGTTGAGAAAAAAGAAGACAGACTTCTATTTGATAAGACTCTTAAATCTATTAACGATGCTGATGTTGCTGACCTAAAAATTATAGAAGATCAGTTTTTACATCTGGAAGAGGTTGATGATTCTATCGAAGCAGAGGACACATTAACTATTTTACAAAAATGTGTGAGTGAAATTGATAATAAGGATGAAATATTTGCGATTCTTAAGTCATTATACGTCGAAGCACAGAGGATTTAATGTTTGTTTTAGTTGACAAAAGAAGCGGTGGGGTGTATGCTGTTAAGGATGACTCTCTTAAGGAGAGAGTAGTGCAGATATTTGAGCACCCTGACGATGCCGAAAGGTATCATCAATACTTGGTTGCCGATGGTTATAATCGAGATCTTAAGATGATGGAGATTGACGAGGAGCAAGTAAAAGAAAACTGTAACCAGTTCGGGTATCATTATACTGTCATCCAACCTGATGATATAGTGTTTCCTCCTTCATTGCATGATTAGATTTGAGAAGATCAGATGGAAGAACTTCTTGTCCACAGGACAGCAGTTCACAGAGATTCCTCTGGGTGAAAAACAGAGTACCCTTGTCGTAGGGAGTAATGGTGCAGGGAAGTCCACGATGTTGGATGCCCTGTGCTTTGCTTTGTTTAATAAACCCTTCAGAAAAATCAGCAGATCACAACTTATCAACTCTATTAATGAGAAAGAGTTAAGAGTTGAGGTGGAATTCACAGTTGGAACTATAAATTATAAAGTAATCCGAGGTGTTAAACCAAATGTATTTCAGATTTTTAGGAACGGTGATCAACTTGATCAGGACGCTTCAGTTAACGACACTCAGAAACACCTCGAACAAAGTATTCTCAAACTCAACTACAAGTCCTTTACACAAGTCGTCATCTTGGGTTCATCCACATTTGTCCCCTTCATGCAACTTACCGCACCTAACCGCAGAGAAGTTATCGAAGATATACTCGACATCCAGATCTTCTCGTACATGAATGGACTCCTTAAGGAGAGACTTAAAGACGTTAGAGAAGAGAAAAACCAGTGTGAATATGAATTAGAACTTGCTCAACAGAAAGTTGAGATGCAGAGGAAAAATATTGACAACTTAGAGCAGGTAGATCAGAGAACTACTGGCACTATGATGAAAAAGTTTGAGGATAATGAGAAGAGAGTAGAAGATATTAAGAAACAAATAAAAGAAAAGGAAAAAGAGATTGACAAGATCACTCCTCAACTGTTAGAGTTGGATATGAGTATCGAAAAACTTGAGAAGGTCAAGGTCATGAAGACTAAGATCAATCTTAAGAAGAAAGACTCAGAAAAAGACATGACATTCTTTGAGAAGAATGACACCTGTCCAGTATGTACTCAACATATTGGAGAGGATCTCAAGGAAACTAAGATTACAGAACTAAAAGAGAAAGCAGAAGAGTATTCTATTGCTCAGAGTCAGATCAAAGATCATATTAATAGTATGGAGGTCGAAGTAAAAGAACTCAGAGAGAAAGCATCGGTTGTTAATGGTCATAGGTATGAAATACAGGCACTAACCAAGGAAGAGATGCGTATTCTGAAAGAGAATACTAGATTGATGACAGAGGTAGGTAGTGAAGCAACCAACCTAGAGCAAGAGAAACAGGATTTAGTACATTTTGAGTGGCAATTATCAGAAAAAGAGAAATTCTGTAGCAATATTAACAAACAAGCAGACAATCTTAAGGTAGTCTCAGGGTTGCTAAGAGACGATGGGATCAAGTCAAAAATTGTTTCGAAATTTGTACCTGTTATAAACAATAAAATCAATAAATATCTTCAGAGTATGGACTTCTATGTGAATTTCACTCTTGA